GTCGGCGCAGTGGACGAAGCCCCGATGGGAGGCGGACGAGAAGAACCAGTCGTGCAGTGTCTGCAAAGCATTTGGGCACAACGCACGGAGGTGTTGTCGGGGCCTGATCTCATGCCACAACTGCGGCGAGCAGCTGCAACGAGGAGCGATGGCGCTCGGTTTCGGCAGGAATGCTGGCCAAGTCAGGTACGAGGGCCTCATGAAGCACGTCGAGAGGTGCAAAGCAGTGGGGCAAACCTGCGGAGTGTGCAAGCAGACAGGACATGTGGCAATCGTGTGCCCGAAGGGGGCGCACATGCAGAAGGTGATCGAGAAGGGGCTGTTGGATGCGGAGGAAGAGCAAGCCATGTACAAGGCGACGGTGGCCACGATGAGCGACCTGCAGCAGAAGCGAAATGCGCAGCTCGATCAGAAGGACCAGACCGACCCCGCGTACAAGCGTGGCTCAAAGCCGCCACTGACGGCCTCATCACAGACCAAGGAGCAGCCAGTCAAGCCGGAACCGCTGACCCTGAAACAGAGGAGAATCGGGAAAGCGATGAAGGCGGGCGATTGGCGATCCAAGCCAAAGACGAGGAGCGACATTCAGGACACCAAGCGAGGGCAGCAGCAAAGCGGCAACGAGGAGAAGCCGTCCGAGCAGCAGTCCGCGCAGGGAGGCTTGCGTATGAACATACCCACCGTTGGCAGCGGCCAGGGTACAACGCAGTCCTCAAGTCAGTTAGGAAGTTCCTCGCAAGGCGGCGAGTCCGATCAGCAGAGACAGACGCCATCTGGCATCTCGGCTGGGACTTCGTCGAAGAGCGCTTCGTCCGGCACATCAGAGGTAGCCGGTTCATCAGCGCACGCGACGCTCTAGAACACATGAGCAAGAAGACCGTTCCAGGCAGCGTTTGGGAGCTACTGGGTTTCAGCACGAAGGAGAGGCTGTATGATGACCCAAGGTTTCTGGCGTATATTGAGGATGTCTGGAATAATTTCTTACCGCAGGGGAAGTTCAAACCCTTTTGCGATGTGAACCCCAAGACCGAAGTACTTGTCAAGGGGAAAGATGGTCGAACTGTGTATTGTGTTGATGCCGCCACGATCATTCTTATGGCGATGATGTTTTTCGAGCAGAATGAGCTTTGGAACTCTGCCCCTTACCGTGTCATGTGGAGTTACGCTGGAAAAAGCCCCTTTGGAAGAGGGACGCTCGACCGCTACTCCTGGATCAGCTGGAACGGACAAGCAGAGAAGACGTATGAGATTGATGCCAAGAAGATGGAGGCACAGATCCACACGGATGATTTCCGCCGAATTGCTCGTATGCGCTACCTAGCGCTGGACCCGCAGATGAAAACGGATGAAAACTGGAGAAGAGTTTCCTGTCTCTACGAGGGCCTTGCATCGTGCCCCTTCGTTCTGCCAAACGGAGTGGTGTACCTAAAAGGTCTATGTGGAGCTGGGGGTAACCCCTCTGGTCAATTCCTGACTGCGGCTGACAATACCCTGAAGTCCCTGCACTTCCTTGCGTGTGCGTACATACGCGCCTGCCTTCTTTTGAGAGTTGAGGTTCATGGCGCGCACATGTGGGAGGTTTTGAGGGCAACCGTGCTTGGGGACGACATTGCGGTTTCGCCGCACCCCGAGTTTGACCAGTTGTGCAGGTCGAAGCTGGGAAAGAACTTCGCAGAGGTGCTAGGTGAGGCAACCTGGGATATCTGCGGTTCAATTCTGGAATCGCCCGACTGGAAAGGAGTTTTACCAATGGAACACGGTTTTTGTGCAATGCATTTTCATGAAATGCTGGAACCGAGGCGACACATCACATTTCGCCTGGACTGGGACCGACAGTTTTCTGCTATGCTGCAAGGCGGCCAGGAGAGGACGCCAAGCAGGCAGCTGCAGCGGATTGCCAGCTACAGAACGGTCACGTGGGGGCACGAACCAACACGCTATGCGGTTGAGCAGCTTTGGATGGATTACATCGACTGGGTCCGCAAGCACGACCCGTCACAGCTGCTGACGACTGAGTGGAAGGAGGCCGAGCAGGCTTATAACTCGGATCAACGGCTTGAGCTCTTGTATTACGGAGGCGACGCACCAGTGCTGGTGAATCGATTCGTTCAGGACGAACTCATACCCGCGACCCTCTAAGGTCAGTTCCCAACCGGTCCGACTTTCACACCGGATAAAACCTGCTTACGAGAGCATGGATGGGAAACGCAATCAGCGAGACAATCAACGGCGTCAAGTCAGTGATCGGGCCAGTGGTGGACCCAATACTCGACGTCGCACGGGAAGTGCTCCCCCTGGTGGAAGACCCGGTAAAGGCAGCCCTGCCGGAAACGGCGGGACTGTTCGAGACCGTGTCCAAGCTATTAGGCAAGGCATCACCGAGCTCCAGCGCCGCAGAAGGAGAACAGCACCAGGCGCTCAAGCTCATCGGCCAACTACCCAAAACCGCGCCAGGAGCGCGCCAAGGCAAAATGCTGCGCATCCTAGAGCTCATGCTGGAAGAGTTCAGCGCGGTAATTTGACGGACCGGCCTGTGCCACCGCTGGTGCCAACTCTGCCTGTGGACTACACGCAGAACAAGGCGCTGGTGGCCCGCAAGCAGGCAATCATGCGGGAGGCAATTCGCACGGCAAGGCCCGGCGCTAGGCTGCAGCTCACAAAGGCTATCGTCTTTCATAAGGCGGTGCTGAATTCAGGCATGCAGTTTTCCAGGCGGCGCACGGCCCAAAGGTTCGTTCGCCCGGACGGCAACGCGAGCATGGTCGGCCACGACTTTGTCGGCACGCTTGAGATCACAGACACCGCGGAGGCGGGTGACCTGGTCTTTGGCCTGTCGATAAATCCGGTAGACCTAGGGTTTCCAGCGCTCACGGTGGAGACGCAGCTACATCAGCAGTATCTCTTCCGGCAGTTTGCGATCCACATGGTCAACACCGTCGGCGCGTTCATCAACGGCGATGTGCTGGGCTGGTTCGACCGCGACCCTGATGAGATCATTCCAGAGGGTGATGCGGCAATTCAGATCGGGTACTACAAGGGTGGTAGCTCTGGTGCGTTCAAGAAGGGACACACCTGGCACATGCCTCACTATCCTGATCTGCCGCTCCTCTACTGTCGAGACATCTCCAGTGATCAGCGCTTGGTCAATCAGGCCGAGTTCAACATGAACATCATCAACCCTCCGTCGCTCTACACGACGACGGCGGAGGCCACCGCAGTGGCGCTCAATGTGGAGATCTGGGCGAGCTACTTGTGTGAGTTCCGCGTGAAGGACATTACGCAGCTCATCTTGCAGCAACCACCTGTGGCGGCTGTCGCAAACGTGCCAAATCCGAGTCAAAGTCTGAACGTGTCGGAGTATAACCCGCTAGGGCAGAACGGACCAGCGTCGTCTCATTGGGAGGCGCTCAGCGGTTCAAACACTGCCGGTCTGGTGGGCCTGTTCTTCGGCTACTCGGTCACTGCGGTTGGCAGCTTTGTGGGAATGTTAGCAGGATCACCATTCAGCAACATCTCCGAGCTCGTCATCGAGTGTGAGGGTGGCAACACCAACGACTACAAGGTCTGGGGTGCGGGCATCATGGATGGCGCCTACACTTTAGGCTGCACGGTCACCAACGAGTTCTGGCAACCAGCGTCGACCAGCACAACGACGGTCGGCGCTATGAGCCGGGGATCTGTGACAGTGACTGTGCCTGGCTCAGTCAACGGCACGATGGGCTCCGATTTTGGTGGAGGCGGAGTCACAGACAACATCTACTACATCGACCCTCAGGGGCAGGTCAAGCCCTATCCCTACAACGCAGCAGATGAGGTGCTGTGGGGTGTATATCTACAAGGGTCGTCAGCAACCTACACGTCCACGCTTCCCTACAACATGCGGGTCTTTCCGGTCACCTACGCCATCGGTGGCGCAGCACTGACCTACGGGCCTGCCACGGTGGAGGGGCGCTGCATGACTCGTTGGAAAGAGATGAGCAATGCGCAGCGGCGTGAGTACAAGGGCGTGTTCAAGGAGTTTGTGAGGGAGGTCAAGATGGCGCTGAAGCCGAAGAAGCCGGACATCTCGCCGGAGCTTGAAGAAGCTCTGCGCGGTCTGCGCTCTCCGCTGATTCGCCAACCCCTCATTTCGGACTACATCTACGAGACCAAGGTGAAGCAGAAGTCGGACCACAAGGAGCTGGTCGCGGTCGAACCGGACTCGCCAGTGGAGCTGGTCGAGATTCAGCGTCCCGTGACTCCAGCGCTCTCGCAAAAGGGCAGCTTCAAGGGTCGGAAGGCTGGGGCCGATAAAACCGCTCTGTGACACACATGCAGCTGGATAAAGCCGCTTGTATCAAGTTTGTAGATGAGGCACTGCAGGCTAATCTGCTGTTTCACAAAAACCGCAAAAATCTTCATGACTCGTTCACGAAGTGCTATCCTGGCAACGTAGGCCAAGCAAAGGTCACATTCCCGCAGCGGTCCTTTTGGGCTATAAAGGGACTGTTGATGATGCGCACTGAGACGATGAAGGAGAACGATGCGGCGATGCTTTCTTTTCAGGAGGCCCTGATGATGCTGCACTCCGCGTGTTTGGAAGAGCACAAGGATGAGGCACTACAGATGGAGCAGGATGAGGAGAGTTTTGATTTGAGAGACAACCCTCCCCCTGACTTCAAGGCCGGCCAAAAGGAGAGGGCAAGGAAAGAGCGGCAGAAGGAGCTGGGTGACAAGAAGGACGATCCATCCGTGGTTTGATCAGACGCGTTCGCAGCGCGGACACCCGGGTGAAGAGGAGAATGAAGACTGGCCCCAACATCTCACGGACAGCCAACTGTACGTGTGATGCGCGGTGATCAGCAGGGGTTCATTTTTTCCCTGTGCCGGTCTAAGCTCCTAACCAAAATTCACTGAGTAATCGAGGCGCAACCTCGTCCCACTGGGTCACAGTGATTACCAAAGAAATTTTCTTTGCAAGTACGCTTGCGGAGCTACCCATCGCTGAGAGGCATTTGGAGCTACCCGTTTGAG